TAATGCATTAGTTAACTTTGCACCATTCTGCTGTGCAGCACCATTATTTTGATGAAATCCTAAGTTCTGAACAAAAGTAAATGAATATCTTGCACCAACATAATTAGTAACACCAACAAATACTGATACTCCATCCACCCACAATGAAAATGGTAGGGTCAATCCAGGTATAGCAATTGGTGGTCCAATATTAACTGCTGCTTTTGCAACTCCAAGATTTAATGTTCCTCCAAAGAAACTTACACCAGAATTAACTAATGTTCCTGGATTAATTCCAACTCCACTGAAGGTTGCCTTAGATGTATCTAAGGGACTACAGAGAACTTTTGGACAATCAATAGTACTTGCTCTAGACATAATTATAAGAAAATTTGTGCTTTTTTAATATCATCAGAAAGATTAATCAATCTTGATATAATATCAGTGTTTGCTGCATTATCTACTCCATCAGATACTTCAGCAGCAGTGTCACCATAGAATGATGCATCACCACCACCCATAAATGACAAATCCAATACACCTATACCAGTCAAGTCATCTGCCATAAATTCAATTGAAGGTGCTTCCATTTTAATCTTATCACCTGCTGATATATGAATAGTATCTGTTGCATGTATTTTAACATCTATAGATTGTATAATAACACTCCCAGATTTTGCATCAAATTGAATATTACCACCCTTTGCTCTAAGACATATGGCAGGAGCTCCTGGTTTTTGTTCAAATCCAGATACAACTTCAGTAGATTTGTTAGATACTAACTTACAATTTCCTTGATCATAAAAATGTAAACCTTGCAAACTATCAGTAGTCATACAATATTCTGAACGACCATGCCCACCAGTCATTACACCAGATTCAACTGCGAATCCAGGTTTACACATACGATAATAATTTCCTAATTTTTTATCAAGTATTCTCTCGACTGCTTCATCGATTTCTTCTTTTGTAAGTGGTGCTGTCATACTTTACCTCAACTCTGAAACACATGGTCTTCTGGTGGACAATCAATTACACTTGTAATACCAACTAGTGGTACTACTTCGTCGGAAGTAAAGTCTCCTGTACGTTGTATATTATACTTCATTATAGGAAGAATTTCTGCACCAAATCCTGTTGTACTATTTATTGTCAATCTTGGACGTTTAGAGAATCCCATACCAGAAACTGTGATTGGATCGACTTCTACAATAGATCCATTTGGAGTTGTTCTTATTGGTACAGTAGTAGTTCCTATTCCAACAGTATCACCATCAGTATATCCAATACCAGTAGTATAAACATAGAAATTAGTTACTATACCAACAATAGAAGTTCCAATACCACCTCCACTAGTATCAGTATCGATAAGAGTTTTATCATAATCTGATAATGCATCATCATTTCCACCACAATAACCAGACCCACCATATAATAACACCACTTCTTTCAAAGATCCATCCTCTATAATTGCTTGTGCTTGTGCTCCTGATCCGTAGTTACTTCTATCAATAATAGCAACACCTGTTGTATGGTCATAACCAGATCCAGCATGTATAACTTCAATTGAAAATATAGATCCATCATCACTAACTATAGGTTTAGTAACAGCACCAAATCCAGTACCAGTAACTTCTGTGACAGGTGGAATACAAGTCCAATGAGTAGTTCCAATAGGTATATCAATTAAATCATATTGTGTTTTTGGATTCCATATACTATCACTACATGCAGTGAGTGCAGAATGTGAGTTACCAAATATTGAAAGTGTTCCAATAGCACCATCAAGTGATCCTAATATATTAGTTGGGTCAACTTTACCACCTGTTATCTTCTTAACAGTACCCAAAAGATCTAAAATATTAACTCCATTTACATATGTCTCCTTTGCTTCTGCTGTGTCTTCACCATTCAACCACTTCATAAGTTTAGTTGATCCTATTTTATCCTCGAATTCCTTAAGATCATCTTTAACTCCATTAAGGAAACTGATATTATCAATTTGTTTTTGCCAATCATCTGCCTTACCCATAATTTTATCATTAACTTTGGAGACCCACTTACTAGGTGTCTCACATTTAATACCAGTACATCCAAGCCAATTAAGTATTTTCTTAGCCAAAGAACTTGCCTGAGAGAGGAAGTCCATTATTTTTCCAACACCTCCCAGTAACCAATTTATTCCATTTAATATTGGTGCCAAAGCACCCTCGATAAATTGAAATACTTTTGATAGAATAGCACTAACAAATTGCTCAACAGCACAAAAAGGACCATTAATAATTTTTTCAATCATATTCCTCAACATATTTTCAAGGAATCCAGTTATGTCACCAAAGATTTTACCAAAGAGACAATAGATCATCTTCAAGACTTTCATGAATGCTTTCTTTGCTGTTGGTCCTAAGAAAAAGTCAAGTGGATTAAATTTCTTATTAATGACTGCAAAGATTTTAAACATTGCTAAAATCTTTTTAATGATTCCAGTACGAATACTATTAATAACTGCTTTGATTGTACTAGCAATCATCTTTGCTGTATTTTTAATCTTCGCTTCAATATCAACAAGTTTTTGCGTTAATGGATCTACAAATTTACCAAGAGCACTCTCAAGATTATTTGTAAAAGCAATAAAGTCTGTAAGTGCTTGACTAATATCACTAATTACACCATCACCACACATACTTGGATCAGTTGTTTCTTCAGTTGATTTCTGCTCTACTGCACTTAATCCTGAACTACTTTCTTGATCCTGAAGAGTAACAGACTGCTCTGTAGAATTATCTTTAGATTCGTCTGTTAATGTTCCAGTATTTGTTTTAACAGTTTGAGAACCACTTTTCTGTCCTACCTTTTCATATTTTGGTTTCGCTCTCTGAGTCGCTCCTACTTTTCCATGAGGCATACCAGATATAGGTTTAAACTGACTACTACCTGAAGATGCAACTTGTGCATCAGTTATTGAATACTCTACATCTGCAGATCTATGTAACAATCCAATAATTACAGGTTGCTGTGCTTCCTCGCCATCAAGAAAAAATCCAATACAAGTTTCTCCACCAACAAGACTTAAAGTTTCACCTCTAGCACCTTGACCACTACCAGTCACTGCATCTAACATAACATGAGCCCAAGGAAGATCGTCTTCCTTTAAAGTACTATCCCAAGGATGATACCCAATAATTCTAACTTTAACTCTATGATCACTTGACTTTTTACTAGCAGTGGCAAGGTTTATATTTTTCCAGTAATCAGAATGGGCGACTCTACCTATCCACCAGGAAAAGCCATCCCTTCCAATTACACCAGATTTTAACAGCGATTCGTCAATCATTAGTCGTCGTATACTCTACATTCTAGTGAATCTGGATGGTTATCACAATACACTTCTAAGTGCTGATCATCATGTCTTGTGTGCCAATCATTTATCTTAGCACCACCTGGGTTCTCTTCATTTTCTTCATGAGCATGGAATGCATCATTGTGCATCTCCAAATCTGCTTCACTATATTCAATCATACCATGATTAACATGTTCTTTATGATCTTTAGGATCAATATAAACCTCATGGTTTAAATCGTGGTCTGGTACTTTAGTTGTCATAAATCTCCTATTCGTCGGGTCCGTATACTCCATAAGAATCTCTCATTAATTTAAGAGATGTTGTATTTTGGCTTGATGCAATGTGATGCCTCAATTCTCTTATAATATAATTCCCACTCATTTCAGAGTCAATGTCAGTGGGTTTACCCCCTTCCATTTTAGGAAACTCACAATAAATTACATCGCCTACTTTTAATTTAGTATTGCAAGGAACTAGAATATTTAGTGCCTGAGTGAATAATAAATTATATCTAGAAAAGGATTTCGCCATAACACCATCATCTATATTAGATTTAGTTATGACTCCATCACTTCCCAAAACTCCATGATCAGATAATCTAACTAAACTTCTAGAAGATTTGTTTGCAAACTCACTCTTAACTAAAATCTTATCCTGCTTACCAAGTCTAGATGCTTTCTTAGTTTCTTCTTGCAAATTATAATGAAATTTAGAAAGTTTATTTTCATAAGTATTATAAAAGATAGTATCATTTGAATACATACCAACACTTAATGCATTTCTAAGATCAATATTTTTCTCAACATTAAAGTTTATAATTTTTTTATTATTATCTAACCTAGCAGTTTCAATCACTTTACCTTTGTAAAAATAAGAGAATGCAACATTTGTACTAGAACTATTCACCAAAGTATCAATACTTCTAAAATGAAATCCTGCATTATTTTCATAGAATAAAAATCCAGCAGTACCTTTATTTTCTCCAGTTTCCCCATCACCAGATACTCCACCAGATCCCTTAAGTGCTTTAGTCCCTAACCATGATATAGCATGAAAAGGTTTCTTGCCAGATCCAATAAACCCATACGTATTTGATGTATCTTCTACAGTAATATCCTTTTTATCTTCAGCATTACCTTCATATAAAATATTCTCTAATATATCTCTAACATGTGTACTAAGTTTCACATCAGGAAAATATTTTTTCATACACCTACTAGTCTCATTAAAGAAATGTTCTAGTGTAGTTAAATGTACTACTATCATTTCTCTACTATTCTCATTATCTACACCACTTACTTTATAAACATACAAAGTAATATCAAAACTATCACTACTCTTAGAGTCTCCAAAAGGACTAACCAATTCTATATCTACTTTCTCTCCACCACGTATAGGAACTTCATTCACTAAACTATACGAACTCACAAGAGTCATTGCTGCTGTAACATTTGGTTGTAATATATCCTCAAAATAATCAAACATCATAATAGAATTACTCAATTCTATTGCCTTTCCTCCATCAAGAGGAGTAATACTACAACTTTTCCATTTAAAACCAGTTATTGCATCTGCCATATTATCCTACGCTTAATTTGAGAGCAAGAAGATCATCCATTACCATACTATTTACCTGAGACATATTGACTCCAGAACCAGATGATGAATTAGATGCAACAGCACCTCCTCCTATAACTACAGGAATGACTTGAGGTTCTGATTGAATAACATTAGTATTGGATGGGAGAACAACTGCTATGTTGTCTTTCTTTTGTGAGATAATACTTGGATCTTTTGGTAATGGTGATTTTGATATGTCTGGATGTTGAAAATGTACTGTTCCCTTAAACTCTTTAGAATATCCAGTTACATTACCTTGATTATCTTTATGAACTTTTCCTAAAGTTTGCTTTGCTTTTACATCAGACCATGAATTATTACTACTTTGATTGTCATTTTTATTATTCTTATTTTCTTCTTTTACATTCTCTTTAAAGGCACCCTTTATAGTCTTCATTAAAGGACTTCCTTCTTTATATGGATCACCACCAGTAAGAATTATTCCTACTTCAAGAGCAGTCAATCCCCATCCACCTACATTTGCCACTATGGATGAAACAAGTCCAGGCAATCCTCCAGCAGCATATCCAGCCTCACCTGCACTACCTACCATATCCATTCCTGAAAGAGTCATTCCAAGATTCCTTTGCCATGCTGGTAAATCTTTTGATCGTCTGTAACGTTCAAGATCATCTGCTGCTAAACCAGTACTAGCAATAGGAATCATTCTAAGATTACCCTTTGTAAAAGTAGTAGCAAGTTTCTTTGAAAGAGGAGAGTTAGTTATAAAATTCTTTCCTCTTGCAATATTCCTTGCTGCATTATCCCATGTATTTGTTACAATATTTTTTGAACCAGTAAGCAATCTTCCACCCAGTTCCCATCCTTTCTTACCAAATTGCATAATGGACTTAAGTTTTTCAGCAGCAAATTGTTTTAAATTTTTTAACCACTTAGGTTCCTTAAAATGCTTTAATATATCGTCAAGTTTAAAGTTCTTTACTTTATCAATTAAGTTAAGAAGTTTTTCTGGAGGTTTTAAATTTTTTACCCACTTCCATGCATTCTTAACTTTATTTAAACTATTTTCCGCAAAAGTTTTTGTTGCTTTTTTAAATTTTGTAACTAACTTCGCTATCTTTTCCTTAAAAGATTTTAATATGGGACCTATCTTTTTCTTAACCCATTTCGCAAGATTTTTAATAGGTGTTGTAATTTTCTTCCACAATCCCTTTACCAATTTCCGTAACCATTTAAATGGTTTGAACATTCTAAGTGCTCTCATGAACATTCTTAAAGCACGGAAAGGATGCATGGGTATTCCCATACCCTTTTCCTCACCGCCTCCTTCCATACGTTCTATATCACCTTTATCTGGTAGATCTACTTTAAATAACTCTCTGTTACTAGACTGTATGAATTTAATAAATCTTTGATACTCAAACTTCTTATCAAAATCTATAGTCTTAATATTATTAAAAGTAGGAGAAGTCGTTATCTTTCTAGCAGCCCTTTTTAAAGGTGACTTGAAAGCAATTCTACTCGGACTTCTTACAGGACTAGAAACCATATTAATTACCCAGTAATATTAAGTAAAGATTTAGCAGAAAGATTATTAGAATCAGGATTACCTGAACCAAAGAATGCAAGTTTAGGACCATTAGTTTTAGGACTACTAGAGTCAACCATCACTGATTTAGAATCTGCTGCCTTAACATTCATGTTATCATTACCACCAAGAATTATAGGAACAAAACCACTACCATTCGTAGGGGATTGAACAGAGGAAACCTTATCTGAATTTTTCTTACCATTGATTTCATTTTGTTTGTTTATAAATTGATCATAATTTGGCATTGTCCAATCTTTAGGTTTCGTTCTTCCATCACCACTCTGCCAGAAGTAGTGAAAGAAATTACCTTTCTTAGAGAACATTGGATCCTCTTCAGGAACTCTATTCTTTAATTGATCTTGTCCTTTGAAATCTGTTCTTCCTTGTAATGTTTCTAATGCTTCTATAATTCCTTTTTGTCCTTCCTCAGACTTTAAAAAATCAACTAACTTTTTATCATGGACAGCAGTTCCTTTATCAAATGTTTCATACTCATGCTTTCCGTCTGCTGTTTTACTCTTTATAACTCCACCAACTGTATCAGGAAAATGAGGAGAAGCAACTCTATTTAAAATAGATGCAGCAACTGCAAATTCATCATCAGTACCCCTTTCTGCTTCACCAGAAACAGCAAGACCAAGATCTTTAAAGTCTTGATCTGATAAATTTAATTTATCTTTATTTTTATTTTTACTATTCTTCCCAATAACTGATTCCGAATTCATACCATCAAAATTATTACTCAATAATCCTGTGGTATCAGTTGATGCTATTAATGTTTCATCCTTAACTATACCATCACTTTCAGATGATACTTCTTCATTTACATTAGTAGTATCACTACTAGCAACCTCTGGTTCATTATCACCAAGACCCCATTTCTTCCTCAAAGCCATATAAAAATTAGATGGTTTAAATAAATTCAAAAATCCCCATATTGCAGCACCTGTACTAACTATTGCAGTACCAATCTGTTCAATAGTTGGAAACTGAAGTCCTTCAAAGAAAGATACAACTGGTTGAAGAAAATTATTAGTTTCATCAACTTCTTCAGTTTCATCCGATTCCTCTTTTTTAGGTAGTAACGATTGTAAACCTTCTTTTACATTTTGTATAGTACTTTGAATTATATTACCTTCCTCGGTTTTAACTTGTGAAGCATCAATATTTGCTCCATCTCCACCATCATCTTTCTTACCAAATGTTTTCTTCCACCAAGCCCAAAGACCAATACCAAGACCTGATAAAAGAGCACCTTTTCCTGCTGCTCCACCAAGACCACCAGGTTTATCACCACCAACAGTACTAAGAGATGTTCTTAGAAGTTTAGCAATTTCAAATGTCTCTACAAGACTATTCCTAAGTAACTGTAATTCTCTTCTTATTACCTTTTCATTTTTCACTGAACCAAAAACACTCATCAAATTGGTTAGTGTTCTTGCTCCTCTAGTATTTGCTACCTCTGGACTTCTTCTTTGTATATTGGTAAAAAGATTCTTACTAGATATATTCTCAACTAATGGTGCCTTTTTACTCCCAGGACTTTTAATTCCAGCAACCTTTGAACCAGAAGAACCCATAATATTCTTTGGTTTAATCCCTGGTTTTATTTTAGGAAGTTTTGGAAGTTCTGCCATTTATTGAAAATGTAATTGATCCTGTTGTTGCTTCGCTTTCAAATTCTCTTCTTCAATATACTGATTTAATAGTGCAACATATATGTCCCTTTCCCAAGGCATCATATTTTCAATCTCAGTTATTGAATATTTATGGTGTTGCATCAAAGAAAAATTTAATTTAAAGTATGACTCAAGATCAATATGAGTCATACTCACCCGAAAAAACTTGCTAGTCCCTCCAGAGTGACATCACTCTCAACTTTTGTCTTAGGATTTGTAACCTTAATTGTATGAGAAAGTTTAGGCATGGTACTAAAGAACTCTTCAATTTGTTTAAATTGATTAGTGTTCAATTGTTCTAACCATTGCTTAAGTTCCTTCTTAGTACAATCAGATGCTGCCCAAGAGTCTTCTTCAGAATAAATTTGATCAATACATGAAGCAATAATATCAAATGATTGATCAAGACCTCCATCATCTGAAGTATCAAATTCAAAATTAGTTTGAATAAATTGTTCCAAAGAAGGATATTTCATCTTCAAAATTAATTTATCATCCAATTTAATATCTGTAGAATGATCTGATTCCTTTTGTATCTCTACTTCATCAATGAATATCTTTACTGGTACTGTAGTCTCACCATCATCAGGACAAGTAACAATTAAATCAAGTGCTTCACCTACAGATTTGCCACGGATATTTAAAAAGAGATATTCAATATCAAAAGTAGGAAGAGAATCAATTTTAATTCCCCTAGTAGTAATGCAACTTCTTAAAATAGATTTAATTGCATCAGTAATTTGTTTAGTATTTTCACTTTCCAATGCAAGAATTAAAATCTTTTCTTCTCGTACAAGAAATGGTCTATACTTTATTTTCTTCCCCGATGAAGGCAAAACCAATTCATGAATCGGAGTCGATATTTTTGGTAAAGGCATAATATCCTAATAACAAGTCATATATTTATATAGCAGATATCTTTCAAACTTAATTACCAAAGAAATTTGGAGTGGAAAAAAGAACTGCATGGGATAATGTATTTGTAATAGTATTATACCTAAGATATTGAAACTCAACAGTTACTTGAGTTAAAGTACTTCCTTCATATGATAAAGGTATTGCAACAATATTGCTAGGGAATGCATCAATAAAGTCAAAGCATAATATTTCTTGAGGTACAAAGTTCTCACCTATCTGTGTATCATTTGGATTACCACGATTAAGTCTTGAAGTAAAGTTTAAAGTAGCATCACCATAGAACGCTTTATCAAACTTAGTAACTACTATATTTCTTTTATATTGATCTGGATATCGAAACTTATAGTAATTATTTCTATCTCGATAATCTCGTTGTCCTTGAGTATCTCCTGTATACTTTCCACTATTATTATGAATTGGATTAATAAAATTCATCCACTCTTCAAACAAACGAATTATCTTATAGTTTTCATCAACATAAAATGTAATACTAAGAGGTGCATAGATTCTTCTAGTTCCAAATCTTTCTATCGTTCCTTGACGACCACCCATCTCTTCGGACATATCAAAAGTTGCACCAGGCAATGTCGCCTCAGAAGCATAAAAATCAAATGCCTTAACATCTGCTCTTTCCGAAACAACTCCACATTCTCTCAGGTATGAACCCAAATTATTGTCACCATCCTGATTATAACTAAAATCAATACCCAAACTCACTTTATATTGACTAGAAAGTGCGAAACCTTTAACCGTTCTACTGGAATTAGGAATCTCACCTTTCCCAGTAAATTTAGCGTATAAAGGTAAAACACTTCTGGTAGTGTTATTTGACATCTAAATATTTTCTATAGTTATACTATACTATGTATGTCATATAATGGAAAGTTTCGGCCAAGGCATCCTAAAAAATACAAAGGAGACCCAACTAATATAATATACAGATCACTTTGGGAACGAAAGTTCATGGACTACTGTGATCTAAATGAAAGTATTAATGAATGGCAGTCAGAAGAATTTTGGATTCCATATATCTCACCTAAAGATAAAAGAGTTCATAGATATTTTCCAGACTTCTTTATTAAATATAGAGACAAGAATAATAAATTGAGAGTTATGGTGATTGAAGTTAAACCTAAAAGACAAGTACAAAGACCCAACCAAAATCCTAAGAGAAGGACTAAGGCATGGGCATACTCTGTACAAACATGGGTTATTA